TGCCAACGTTTTGACACAACCTCAATCCAACCGCCAAGAACGACTTTATCACTGCCAAGATAATCAATTCGTATTTGGGTATGCTTGCAGCCAAGAAAGAGGCACAGGAAAAGTATGATAAGGTGATAGAGGAAATCAAAGAAAGTATCGAATTTATAACTGATGCCAAGTCTGCTAATGAGTTCGCCTCTCATATTAATGAGTTTGAACACGTTGGTAGTTCTTTGATGATGGCGAGAAGTTTGTTTGCTGCAAAGGTAAAGGCTTTGGGACTGATATTCAATAAGGAAACTAAAATCTACTCAGATGCAGCCTAACTATCGTATATATGCAACATTATTGGATTCTTACTTCAATTACCTTAATAGCGATGTCATATATGAGCGTTATTATGGGTGGAGTGAGAATCCACCATGTACGGAAGAAGAGTTTCGGCAGAAGCAGTTTCAAGAACTGATAGACCGTATTAACCGCAAACCGTTTGATAGTGAAGCGGCAGACCGTGGCACGGCTTTCAATGAAATCATTGATTGTATGATTGAGAACCGTAAATCTTCTATAATGGAAATTAGCAAGGCATATCACGATGACGGAACACTTTACGGAATAAAAGCTGTTTACAACAATCGCACTTTCACTTTTCACATTGACCTTTGCCGCGAGTTTGCCAACTACTACAAAGGGGCATTAACCCAACAAAGAGTAGAAGCCATCTTGCCTACTGCATACGGTAGTGTATTGGTTTATGGTCTGATTGACGAACTGATGCCTACCAGTGTTCACGACATCAAAACAACTGGAAGCTATACCGTAGGGAAGTTCAAAGACCACCACCAACATTTGGTTTATCCATACGCTTTGATGAAGAACGGTTCGGATGTGCGGACGTTTGAATACAACATTGTAGAGTTTAATAAAGGCGGTTATGTGGTAGATACCTATACAGAAACATACGTTTTCAATCCTGAACGTGATATACCAATCCTCACTAACCATTGTGAAGAGTTTGTCCGGTTCTTGGAAGAAAACAGAAAATTGATAACTGACACTAAAATCTTTGGAAATGAATGATGGAGTTTATTTTGGCGAAAATGGTAACGAGGTAATCGTAATCAATGGATTTGAATACTCACGAGAAGAATTTGATTCCCTTGTGGATATGTGTGGAGATTGCAATATGTAATAAAAAGAACCAGTAATATTAGGTTATGGCAAATCAAATAACTGGACGGATAACCGAAATCGGACAAACTGTTCAAATACCATCCAAAAACGGTGGTTCCTCGTTTACAAAACGGGAGTTCATTTTAGATGCTACCACTTACGACCCTTATACGGGAGAGCGTAGCGAGTATGAGAATGTTATTCCCTTAGAGTTTTCAGGCGATAAGTGTGCAGAACTTGACCGCTTTAATCAGGGTGATGTTGTTACTGTATCATTTGTCTTACAAGGGCGTTCTTGGACGAATCAAGACGGAGAACTCAAACGTATGGCATCTATTCGGTGCTACAAAATAGATGCGCGTGGCGGTGTATCTCAATCCCAACAAACAACATCGGTACAACAGCCAGCGCCACAACCGACCTATCAGCAACAGCCGCAGAACTTTCCGCCTCCGGTTGATGCTAATGGCAATGTAAAGGACGATTTACCTTTTTAGCGTATGCTGTTCGACTTGAAGAATGAATATCAAATACCCAAGTTCAAGGAGTATGTAAACAAGCTGTTTAGTGAACGTGCGGTGGTGGAAGTGAAAAAGAAACTACCTAACCGCACGCTTGCCCAAAACA